GCCCGGTGAAAGACACCGACCGCATCCAGCAAATCGAAGCGATGGCCGAGCCAATCATAGACACGCTCCACGAAGCCCTGCCGGAATACGCATTCGAGCTTTTCGAGGCGCCCGACCACGGCCAAGTACCCACAACCTCCGAACACTTCGTTAATATTCACCTCCAATACACAAGACAAACCTTTTAACCCCGAATAATATGTCCGAAACAACCCCCACGACCAACAGCAACAAAGCTCGCATCATCGCCATATGGCTCGAGTGCGGTATTGAAATCGCCCCCTGCGCAACTGACGAGAGCTTCCCCTCCGCCGGCTTCGAGAGCATCGGCAAAATCAAAAACAAGAGCACTACGCTCGAAGCCACCGACGGCGAAACCCTCGAGCTTAAGAGCTCCGGAGGTCACACCGTCGACATGGTGGAAACCGAGGGCGGCTTTGCACTCAAGACAACCGTCATTGAGCCGACAAAGCTCTACAAGACGCTCGGTCTTACCGACGACGACTACGACTCCACCGGCAAGATGAAAGTGAAGACCCATGTAGTCGAGAGTCGCTTTGCTGCTCGACTCACGCCGAAGCGCGTAGGCGGCATGGGCATCGAAGCGCCCGTGACGCAAATCTCCTTCAAGCCCGGTGGCAGTGAGGAGGAGGGTGGCTCCGCAGAGGTCACCTTTAACTTCCTTTTCGGCCAGCAGGAATACTGGTACGAGCGCTTCAAGAAAGCAGCCGCAGCAGGATCCTAAACCTCCCAGCCCAAGAGTTCGCAGCAGGCGAAAGCGCTGATGGCTCGTCCGGGGTTCGACTCCCCGGTGGGTACCAAGACCAATCAACAACAAAGCAATGATAACAATCGAACAATCCGTAGCCGATACCATTCTCGGAAACCCAATGGGAACCGCGACCATCAACGGCAAAGATTACAGAATCGAACAGCCGACAACCGCGACCCTCATAATGGTTTCGGCGCTCATTTCCCAGCTTCCGGAAATCGACCCCGAAACGCCACACGAGAAAATCATCCCGACGTTGATGACCGCCGCGACCGACTGCGAACCGCTCGGACGAATTGCGGCCACGCTCATCCTCGGAGCCAAGCGCATACGGCAGGAGCCGATAATCACCATCGACACCACGGCAACAGAACGCAGATGGAGCTGGCGGCACTTCCGTAAGATTGACAAGCAGGTAACAAAGCAGACCCCAGTCTTCGAAATCGACTACGTCGCCCAAGAGGTGCTGGAGAACATGAATCCCGAGCAGCTGAACGAATTCATCACCAACGCCCTCTCCGAAGCACACCTCGCCGATTTTTTCGTGCTTACCACTTCCCTACGCACAAAAAGCCTTCTGAATCCGACAAGGGAAGTGGGCGAAATGACAGCGTATGGGCAACCGTCGGAAGCTGGGCAAAGTATTGGCAAATAACCCCGGAGCAGGTGCTGTACGACATTAGCTACGCGAACCTCCTGCTTTATGGAAAGGCAACCCCCAGCTATGATATAGACACCCCCGGCAACACCGACACCACAGCCCGGAATACAGAAAATCTCGACTGGGGAGGAGAAATGGATTACAGCAACCCCGACAACTTCACTGACATAACAGAAGACCGAAAACGAATATGAGTCAGAGCCGACAAATTAATTTCAGCGTAAACCTCGACACCTCCCAAGTGCCGAAGCAGGCAGAGCTATCGACGAAAGCAATACGAGCCGAGCTCGAGAAACAAAAAGCTGCCGTCGACAGAATCATGAGCGACCTCCTAACCAGCGGAGGGAAGCTCAAGGTGCCGATGGACGACTTCAAGGCCGCAGCTACAGCAGCCGGGAATGCGCTGGACAGAATCGGCGAAAACAACGCGCGAGCGCTGGAGAGGCTATACCCGAAATACGACCAGCTGAAAGCCAAGATAAAAGAGGCCTACAACGCTGGCAACATCGGCCAAGTGGTCTATCTGCAGAACGGCCAATACCGGGCAATCGAAATCGAGATACAGAGCCGCGAGCGCCTCGACAAACAGATACGCTCCCAATGGAACGCCCTCGACCAGCTCAACAGCAGGGTCGAGCAGAGCGTCGCCGCCAGCAAAAGAGAGGAACAATCAGCTCAAACCCTCTCGCAGAAACTGGCCGAGCTCAAAAAGAGGATGAGCGAGCTGGCAGCAGCCAGCCAGCAAGACAGCAAAGAGTACCAAGAGTGCGCAGCCAAGGCCAAGGAACTCGGCAAAGCGCTCCAGCAACTCAATGCCGACGCCAAACCCGACGCGCACGTGAGGCTTAGGACAGAGCTGATGAACGCCAAGCAGGCGATGGCCGAGGCTGAAAAAGAATTCGGTCGAGGCTCAATTCAATTTCAGCAAGCACGCGACAAAGCCATTCAGCTCCAGCAGGCGATGAACGGCATGAACAAGCAGGTCAAGAGCCTCGCTGCACCAAACGCAACATACCAAGGCATCATCAACGGCTTAAGCGGAATCAGCGGCGCCGCCTCTGCTGCCACCGGCATGATGACCTTGTTCGGAGGCGAGAGCCAGCAGACTGCCAAGGCGATGGCCAAGCTGCAGGCCATTATGAGCATCACGATGGGATTGCAGAGCATGAGCATGATGCTCAACAAAAACAGCGCCGTCCAGCTAAACATCATCGGCAGGCTCACAACATGGTGGGCTGCCTGCAAGGCGAAAGCTGCCGCCGCCACAACAGCGGAAACCGGAGCTGTTGTGGTCAATACCACAGCACAAGCAGCACAGACCACCGCCGTGGCAGCAGGCACGACGGCCAACGTCGCCCATGCTGCATCATGGAAAGCGGTAGCGATTGCAATAAAATCCGTGCCGGTTTTCGGATGGATTGTCGCAGGCATCACCGCACTCATCGCGGCCATCGAGTTATTCTCCGACAAAACTGACGAAACGAAATCGGCAACCTACGACTTGATAAATGCCGAGAAACGCGCCGAAGCCGAAGCTGAAAGACTCAAGAACGCGCGCCAAGAGGAAACCTCTACACTCGAAGACGCCCGTGCCGAGCTCACGCTTTCCATAGCCAAGTTAAAAGCGTTCAATGGCACGAAAGAGCAAGAGAAAAAGGTCGTCAACGAGATGAACCAAAAATACGGCGAAACGATGGGTTATTTTTCATCGGTCGCTGACTGGTACCACGCGCTGATCAAGAACAGCGCAGCATACTGCCAACAAATGATTATAGAAGCTCGGACGAGATCGCTGGCAAATCAAATCGCGCAGAAAGAGCAGGAGTCATACAATATACGCTATGACGAGAATGGCAATGCAAGAACGTACACCTACACATCCGGAACGAAAGCTACGGTTTATTATAGCGACGGAAAGAAAATGGTGCACGTTTCAACCGGAACCAATGAATACTCCAAAAGCTGGGAGGATTTCCAAAAAGACACATGGAGTGCATGGAAACAAGATAAAAGCGACCCGAATGTTTACTATGCGCAGCAAACCAATACCGGCGCTACGCCTTTAAAGCAGGCAAACGACGCACTGGCACAGAACGACAAAGCAATCGCAACCTTGAAGAAACGCCTTGAGCAACAAGTCGAAGAAGCCTCGCAAATAAATTTTGAAGTCGTAGGTTCTGCATTCAAGCCGGGAAGTGGGGACGATGGAGGCAGTGGAGGCGACAACCACCCCAACCCCGACAATGTCGCAAAGGAAATGCTCGCGCTTTCCGAAGCAGAGCTTCGAGTTCTGCGCGAAAGGAACCGGCAGATTTTGAAACTCGATAACGAGAGGGAACAAGCCGAGATAGATATCCTCCAAGACGGACACGAAAGACGAATACGCCAGCGAGCATTAAATGAAAGAGTCGAACAGCAGCAGCTCCAGCAACAGCTCGAAGACCAAATACAAGCCGAGATAGACCGAGCCAAGACGTTACATGACGCAAGAGAACGGCTCAAAAAAGCACAGGCCGAAAAGGAGGGGAAGACGTACACCGTCCAGCAATTCGACGCCGGAGATTTATACACCGCCGACATCAAGGTCGGAATGACCGAGCAAGAGATGAACGCTCTCGCCACCGGAGGCGTTGACGCATCACGCATCAAGGCAATCATCGAGTTTTATAACCTCATGGGCGCAACCCTTCGGAAAGCTCAAAGCCAAAGAATTCAGCAGCAAACCGAGGCCGACCAGCTGGCCATGAACGAATATCTCCAGCAGTACGGAACCTACGAGGAGAAGAAGCTGGCCATAGCCGCCATCTACGCAGCCAAGCGAGCCAAGGCCACGACCGACGCCGAGCAGATGCAACTGGCGCAGGAGGAAAACAAGGCGCTCAATGACGTAGAATTCGACGACTTCATGACGAACCGCGCCGCGCTCGCATTCGGAGAGATTGACAACCTCTCCCGAAGCACCATATCCCGGCTCATCACCGAGATGGAGCAGTATCGCGACAAAATAACGCAGACCTTCGACCCCGACAAAATCGAGAAGTTCAACAGAGCGCTGTCAGACCTCAAGAGGGCGCAGGCCATGAGCGAGGGCGGTCTGTTCAGCCAGCTATTCACCCCGGCATTCTTCAAGGAGCGCAAGGCCGCGATTGCCGAAATCAACGCCGCCGAGCGCACCCACAATGACCTGCTCACCGCCAAGGCGCAGAAAGAGGAGGAGGTTAAAAAGAAAATAGAGGAGATCATCGCCAAGGTCAAGGAACTGACCGGCCAAGACCTCACCCCCGACCAAGTCAAAGACGGAAGCACCGTCAGCAACATAATCGGCCAGCTGGGAGCCAACGGCAACCAGCAAGGAGGCGCCGACCTTTCCAATCTCATGAGCGGCCTCAACGGAGCGCGCGCCGAGCTCGGGCAAGTCACTACCGCCAGCAACAAGGCCGGAGCCTCGCTGAGACAACTCAAGGAAGCATTCAGCGCCAAGTTCACCGGCCAAGGAGGAGGGCTGGCCATGGTCGATGCAATCGTCCACGGCATCAACGACATCGTGCAGGGAGCCAACGAAACCGTCAAGGAGCTGGCCAGCACCGCCGACGCACTCGGAGCCGACACCAGCGTAGGCTCCGGCTGGGATAAGGCGCAGACTTTCATGCAAGGCTTCGCCGACGCCAGCGCAGGAGCCACCGAGGCATTCGACAGTCTCAAGAGCGGAAATATAATGGGTGTTGTTTCGGGAGTCACCAAGAGCTTCACCTCGTGGATTAAAGCCTTTGCTGCGATACACGACGCCAGCCGCGAGCGAACGATCCAGCGCCTGCAAGACGAAATCGACGAGCTGGAGCGTATGAACCGCCGCATCGAGCACAACCTCGAAAAGCAATACTCCAAGCAGGCCAGCCGGAGCTACGAAAACGAGATAGCAAACCTCGAAAAACAGCGCCGACTCATCCAGCAACAGATAGCCGCCGAGGAAGACAAAAAGAACACCGACGACGACCGCATCCAAGAGTGGAAAGACCAGTACGAGGAACTGGGCTGGAAAATCGAGGAGTACAAGGATAAAGCCCTCGACGCCATTCTCGGCGAAGACATCAGTACCAGCATCGACAACTTCACCGACAAGCTGGCCGAGAGCTGGGGTAGGTTCGGCGACCGCGCCCGGGCAACAAAAGACTTTGTCAAAAGCCTGCTCCGACAGATGGTGATAGAGGCCATGAAGACCAACCTCGCAGGGCCGATAGAGGAGCTCCGCAAGAGAATGGCCGACGCCCTCTCCGACGACGTAATCACCGAGCAAGAGCAGGCCGAGCTGGAGGCATTCGCCCAACAGCTCGCCGACGAAACCGAGCGCAAATACAAGTGGGCTGACCGCATCATGAATGACGGAGCCTCCGACAGCGGAAGCGGAACCACCGGAACATTCGCTACGGCCAGCCAAGACAGCATAACCGAGCTGAATGGCCGAGCCGCCGCCATTCACACCAGCGGCGAAATGCGCCGCGAGCTCCTGCTCAACATCGGCGTAGACGTGGCCGAGCTGAAAGCCCAAGCAGCCGCCAGCGCTGCGAACAGCGCCGAAATGCGAGAGCTCCAGCTGATAGCGGTCGGACACCTCGAAACCATCGCCCGGAACACAAACGAATTATACGAAATGAACGAAAGGCTCGACAAAATCGAGCGCAACACCCGAGGCTTATGAAGATGATCAAAGAATTGCTCGACGGCGCAACCGCCCTCGGAGCCTGCCGCAAGACCGACGGCATCGACACGCTCGACAAACTGGTCGCCCTTTACGAATCGCCCCAAGGCCGGGAGTTCTGCTCCAAGCACAACTACCCGAGCTGCGAGCAATGGACGGAAATCAGCAATCACTGGAGCAAAGACGAACTGCGCCAGCGACACATCTACATCGACGAGCCGGAATTGCAGGTGCTCTACAACCCCGGAACCGCCGTGGTCGTAGGAACCTGCCTCCATGCAACTTTTAACGGAGCAGACGAAGCCCAGCGCATCATCGCCCTGCAAGGAGCCAATGTCACGATTTGCGCCGACAATTATGCGGTGTTCGCAGTCGAGAACGACGGCACCGCCGACGTAGCCATCACCAAAGACGACACCTGCATACAGCTATGAGCGACGCAATACCCGTAACACCACCCCAGCAGATAGCCCGGCCAGCCGAGCTCACGATTAACAGCTACAACGCCCGAACCAAGTGGGGCATCGTCGCCAACACGAAACTCATGGCCGCACTACTGGCACCTCCGGCAGTGAAAGACCCGATACAGAGCGAGAGCAGACTGGAACACGGCACGCGCACCATCATACCACAGGGGAGCGTGAAACTGGCCAAGCGCGACATCACGCTGGAGGTCGGTCTCACCGCCCCGAGCCTCACGGAATTCTACACGCGATACAAGAGCTTCATCGAGGAGCTGACCTCCGGCTGGCTGAAGATTGCCAGCCCGAAATTCCTCCCCGGCGTGATTTTCAACTGCCGATACGTGAGCTGCACCCAGTTCACCAACTACAACGGCAGGATTGCAAAGTTCATCCTCAAACTTGAAGAACCAAACCCAAACAACCGCTCATGAACGCCAACGTCATCATAAAGAAAGCCTCCGACGGAACCACGCGCCTCAACGCCCAAATCGGCGTAGGGAGCAAGCGCAACTACATGCTGATGGAGCACGACTACCTCACGCTCAAATTCAGCACCGCGACCCCGACGCTCCTGCACCTCGGCGATTACGTCGAGATTGAGAACGTAGGCCGCTACGAGCTGACCGCCCCGACAAGAGGCGAGCTCAACAAGAGCACCGGAGGCTACGACTACGAAATACGCCTCGACGCGCAATATTGGAAATTCAAGAATAAGCTCTGCAAGTTCCTGCCGCAGATCGGGAGCAACGAAACGAGCTGGACATACACCGACACGCTCGCGAACCACGCCCAGCAAATCCTATTCAACATCCGAGCGCTGGCCTACAAGCGCGATGATGCCACCGGCAAGGAAACGCTCATGGCCGACCGAAAGAATTTCCTTTACAACGGCAAGACCGACTGGAGCATAGAATGGGATGACAGCGTCGACGCAACCAAGGCCGTCACCATTCAATACGACAGCAAGAACATTATCGACGCGATAGCAGAGATAGCCGAGGCTTACGAGTGCGAGTGGTGGTTTGAACAGAACGTCCTGCACTTCGGCAAATGCGAATACGGAACCACGCCCGTGAAGCTGGAGATGGGGAACGAGTTGGTGGCCATCAGCCGCAGCGACAGCAAGGAAACCTACGCCACACGAATCTACGCCTACGGATCCGACCGCAACATCGCCAGTAACTACCGCAAGGCGCTGGTGTTCGACGCCAACGTCAGCAACGGCCAACTCCACGATCCGGCGCGTGAGCTGGAGGTGCGCTATTTCCGAGCCAGCGACATCGGAGTCAGAAAGGGCAAAGCCGACACCCAGTGTATCCTCGACTTCGCCCCGGTTTCGTCGCTGGAGCGAACCTTCAGTTACAGAACGAACATCGCCAGCGAAACCGGCCTCCAGTCCGGAGCTTTCCATCTTTTCAAACCCGACGGCCACGCCGGAGATGAGTATAACTTCGATATGACCGGCGAACGCAAGAGCATGAAGTCCGGAATGTTCGAATGGACGTGGCTCCCGATGGAGAAGCCATACCTTGTGCTTTCTACGCTCCGGCTTACGGTCACCCCGACCGCGCTGAACAAAGTAACCGACGCCATCACTCCGAAATATCTCACCGCATTCTTCCGGCTGGCTGTTACTTATTACACCGGAGGAAACGGCACTGGAGGCAGAGAACAAAGCCAAAGAATAACTGAGCATACAGCCTACCACACTATTATGGCCAAAGGCGCATGGCAGGGAGTCAACAAGCCCATCGAGTTCAAGTTTGAAGACCAGTACCTCACCATCCCCACTGAAAAGGTGAAAAAGGTCGTAATAGAGAACGGATCGCAGATCGACTTTGCAATTTGGTATGACGAAAGCGGAAACAACTACGGCTACGTTTACGACAACAAGCCGACAATCAGCGTGAAGATTGACGCTGACGGACAAATCGGCCTCTTTGATGGCTGGCCGGAGTTCAGTGCCGCAGGAATCACCATCGAGGTGCTCGACAAAACAACCGGCGAGGTAGACCACACCATCACCGGCGCAACTTTTAACGCAGGCTTTGACAAGAGCCAGCGCAAGCTGACGCTCCCGTCAGGAGCGAGCATCAGCAACGGCGACAAGTATCGCCTGTCCCAGCTCAACACCGCAATGGTGCCAGCCCGGTACTTCACCAGCATTTATACCGTCTTCGAGAAATACCAAGACGTGACCACTAATGGCATCGTCAACAGCCGACTGCTCCTGCCGGAGGTCGATGAAGACGGCAACCCGATAAAGGGATACCTCGACGCTTTCGATTTCGAGAGCGAGGAGGAAGCGGTCGAGGACGTAGTGATTTTTGAAGACGTCTGCCCGAGCCGAATCAGCAAAATCACCTCCATCCAGCAGAGCGACGAATACACCGAGGAGCAACCCGAGCAGGATGGAAGCAAGACCCAAATCAACTACCGGGAGTTCATCTTCACCGACGACCTATTCAGCGTCGCCAATAAATTCAATAGAGGCGACTACCTCATCGACGGAGCCGCCCTGCAGGTGACGTTTCAGAGCGGCCTGCTGAATGGAATGACATTCGACGTGGAGTTATTAGAAGATAACTACCACTTCCAAATCAAGCGCGACGGCACAACCAAGCTCCCCAACGAGATAATCAAGCCCAAGACCGGCGACGAGTTCATCCTGCAAGGCTTCAACATCGCCATGATCAGCGACAGCAAGACCGACTACGTCAGCAGCGCCGAGAAAGAGCTCCTCCGTAAGACACGCGAATACATTGAGAAGCTGAACACCGACACCAGCACCTACCAGTGCACGGTGGCCAGCGACCTCGCCTACGAAGTAGAGGAAGACAGCCCCGACGGCCTATACCTTGGTATTGGCCGCAGCGTGAACCTCATCCACCCGGGCTATTTCAAGAACGGCAGGATAAGCCGCGTGCTGGGCTACGAGATACCGCTCGACTTCGCCTACGACAACCCGGTTTATTTCGTGGGCGAAAAGGCCAAATACTCCCGAATCGGAGCCATCGAAGACCGCCTCGACGGAATCGGCAACACCACTGGAAACTTCGGAGCAGTCCTCGGAGGTGGAGGCACTGCCGGAACCGGAAGCGGAGGTGCCTCGCCCTATGTAATCCAGCAGATCGACAGCACGCCGCCGACAGACCGGAACGTTTACTCCGCGCTCCGCGCCCGGCTGGAATTCGCGCTCAAGACAATCGCACAGACGATAAAGCATATGTGGACTTTCCTCAAAGGAATCCGCATCGGCACGTTCATCGCCGGACAGAGCGGCGCACAGATTGACGCTGCAGGAAACACCGAGGTGGAAAGCCTGCACGTTCGCAGCTGGCTCAAGGTTCAAGAGCTGATATACAACCGCCTCAACGCGCAGGAGGGTGACACCAGCTTCGGCGACGTGGGCACCATCGAGCAGATAACCAATAATAGCGACGGAACGCAGACCGCGCTGATGCGAATGCGCTGGGAGGGAGATTTTACAGCATTTCAGCCCGGCGACGTGGTCTACGGCTACGTCAACAAGCTCGACCGAGCCGATGCCAAGGAATACTACAAGGCATGGGCATGGGTCAAATCGGTAGACCGAGCCGCCAACCAACTGGTGCTGGCCACATACCCCGACACCGAAACCCCGGCAGGAAAGAACCACCCAATGACAGAGGGTATGGTGATATCGCGCTGGGGCAACAACATCGAGCCGAGCCTCCAAACATACATCAACCCGGCATACAGCGCCGTGATTGGCAAGCGAGGCGACTCCTACATCAACAAGCGACAGCGCACGTTCTTTATTTCCTGCGACAGCGGAAACCTCGTCGAGCTGATGGGAGTCAACAAACCGAAGCTGGAGCCGTGCAATTACGGAACCATCCTCGGCATCATTCCCGACGGCCTCCTCGACGAGAAGACCGAGGAGCTGATCAACAAAGACCAGCCCTACCTATTCGCCCGAGGAATCATCGTGCAGGATTTAATCCGCGTCGGCTACGAGGGAGTAACCACGCGCACGGCCAACTACCGAGGAATGTGGAGCGCCCAAACAGCGGCCAGCGCAACCGACTACTACCGGAGCACCCCCGGAATGTACGACACCGTCACATGGAACGGCGCACTTTGGCAATGCGTCGCCAGCAAGACGCTCGACGAACCCAAAGACTCCAGCGCCGCATGGGTGAAGATGACCTCCAGCCTCGACGACGGCAAGGAGATTAAGCTGTGGCTGCTGAACCCCAGCGCGAACATTGTATCTGTTCGCAGAACAGAGGTACGCCCGGAGGTTCTGACTTGCAGCGTCACCCTTTGCAGAAGTGACAACAGCACGCGCACATTTGAAAATAACTACGACCTTTTGCAGGCCGGAGCCAAACTTTACTACTCGGCCGACGGAGTCGCATGGCAGGAATTTATAATCGGTCAGACCGAGCCGCTCGACCTTGAGGACGAGAGCGGCGTGATCGAAATGGAGAACAGCACCAACAACAGCAGCGTGCTGACCGTTGGCGGCAACGACATCAACACTGCCGACATCGGCGACAGAATTATTTTCAAGTTAACAGCTGCAGACGACATAACCGAAGTGCTGGCCTTGACCCACGTCCCCGTAGTAAAAGACGGCGCAACGGGCGACTGGACAAGCTACGTCTTCAAGCAAAGCAACATCCAGCCAGCAACCCCGACCGACAAGCAGCACACAATTCCGACCGGCTGGCAGGACGCACCGTCCGCGACCGGGAAATGGTGGATGTCGAAAGCCCTCATCAACGGGGTGACGCAGAAGCCCGGAACATGGAGCGAGCCAGTGCAGTGCACCGCCGAAGACGGAAAGCCCGGCCAATACACCGACTTTAAATACAAGTCCCACATCAAAGGCCAGTCGCCAGCTATCCTCGACCGCACCGTCCGCAACCCCGACGGCTGGAGCGACACGCCTCCGACACTTTTTGTCGGCTACGATTTATGGATGATCCAAGCCGAGATAGATCACGACAACAACGTCATCGGTCAATGGAGTATGCCGGTGCGCATCAGCGGCGAAAAGGGTGATAAAGGTGACCCCGGAGAAGACGGCCAAGATGGGCAAGATGGCCAAGACGGAACCAACGGCATCGATGGCCGCGACGGCCTCATGGTTTACCCGGCTGGCTATTACGACCCGAACACGACCTACACCGCGACCAGCGAAACTGCCCCGGTAGTGATGTACGCCGAGAATTACTACGTCCTCCGCAGGGGCGCAACATACAAGGGAGCCAGCCAAGGCGCAACCCGAAACACCCCGGCGCTCGAAGTGGCCAACGCTCCGGTTGTCGCAGGCGCCAGCACCTCGCGCTGGATTTTATTCGACAAGTTTAACGCAATATTCGCAGACATCGTCATGGCCGAATTCGCAAAGCTGGCCAGCGCCGTCTTTTACGGCGACTGGTTGATATCCCAGCAGGGAACGCTCACCTACACGCAGGAGTACCGATACAAAACGGCGACCTCCGCGCCGACGCTGACCACCGACGAGAGGAAAGCCTCTGCGCCCTCCGGCTGGAGCACGACATACCCAAGCACCGTCCCGACCGGAGCATCAGTCTACTACATCACGGCAAAGAAGTGCCCCAACGGCGCCCTCGGCCAAGGCGAGCTGTGGTCAACGCCTCAGACCACAACGGCCAAGAAAGAGAACACCACGGTCGTCACAAAGAACAGCCAAAAGTACCAAGAGTTTAAGACCGGCGCCTTTGAGCCGAACTACTCGGTGAACTTCAAGACCGGCGAGATCAACGCCGCAAATGGCGTATTTTCGGGCTCGATTTTGACGCGAGTAAAAGCCATTGGCGAATCAGATGTGATAGAGGTAGGCGACGCATCAATCAATATGTATGCCTACAAGCGATACCGCGTAAATAAAGACCTTCAGCTTTTGGTGTCAAACTACACAGAGCTGGAACTTCCAACCGACAAAAGCTACGTCGGCGCAAGGATTTTGCTATGCGAACCAGCTGGATCATATTCAAGAAACCTTGAATTTGTCGCTGTGGTAGCACAAGACGGACAACCCATTGCAGGATGCCCAGCCGAAGACGCCGAGTCTGACGACAGAAACCGGTTCTCGCGAACCGTTCGCTTCCTCAATGGCGCTGTGGAATTTTTGGGGCTTCCGAAATACGAATCCGGAAGCGGCGATAAGGTCACTGGAACGCGATGGATTGTACTCAGCGCTAATGCGGCACTTTTCACTGGATATAAATAAAATATGAAGATTTCAGAACTCACCCAAATCACCGCCATAAGGCGCGACATCAAGCTACCGCTTTCGGTCGCCGGGCAGAACATGAGCATATCGCTCGGACAAATCATAGACGCAATCTCGCAGGACGTGGTGCCATTTAGTGGAATCACGCCACAGCGGAGCAACGTCCAATACACAGCCGGAACATCGAGCGGCAATATTGGCTCTGTGGTTTTTGACAGCATGACTAACAAGTTCTACTGCGCGATTGGCATGAAAGCGCCGGCGGCTGGGCATATTGTAATCAACTGGACATACTACTCCGACTGGGCAACGCACGATAGCTTCTACACCGAGAGCGGCGCAATACGAACCGACTGCCTCTTTTTGGCAAGCGATGGCAGACTCTACCGATACAACGGTACGACACTCAAGAGCGCAGGCATCACCGAAGACCAAGCCAAACAGATCCGGCTCTCCACCCCGATAGAGGTGGCAAGCGAGGAGGAAATGGAGCAACGCATCGCTGCAGGTGAGTACGAGGCAGGCCAGCTTTACTATTTAGCAGAGGAGGAATAGGCCATGCTTTGGATAGGCAACAAACGAGTCGCCAAGATATGGATAGGCAACAAACCTGTGGCCACCCTCTACCGGGGAGCGGTCAAGATTTGGGAGGCCATCGGCTCCTGCTTCGGGAGCGGAAGATGGCGCCCCGAGAAGCCATGGAAAGGCGGCGATCGCTGGAAGAATTTCTAACACCACAACAATACAGATATGGCAAAGAGCGACATCGACAAACCAATTCCCAGCATTAACGAAAGCTGGGAGAATTACCTCGGAACCCGAGTGGAGGAATTTCTGAAAAAGTTCCTCCAAGAGCTCGACACCGCGAAGCACGGAGCATGGAGCCTCACCACAGACGACAGCGGCCTCGCCACCCTCCGCGCTTTCGCCAATGACGCAGCCAAGGAAGCCTACGCCAAAGACCCGACCAACAACAGCTCGCTGGTGCTGGCCGAAACCAGCTTCTATACCAGCGGCGCCGCCAGCGTAGACTATACCCTCGCAACCCGAATCACGAAGCAGCCGGTGGCCGACATGGTCAAAGGAACCAGCAACCCCGTGAAGTTTACCTACAACAGCTACTATGGAGGCGACCCCACCGACCTCGACACCGAGAACGGCTACGCCAAGGTATGGATTAACAACACGGAGGTGCCGGAGCTCGGGCTGACCCTCGCCCCCGGAGGAAGCGAATACACCATCGACCTCGGCGCACACCTCAACCAAGAAACCAATGCCGTCCGCATCGAGGTGGGCAACAACCACGGCAAGAGCCGAACCTTCACCTTTACCATCCGAGCGCTGGAGATTGTGCTCGCGCTGGACAACAGCTACGAGGAAAGCCTGCTCCGAGAGGGAGCATGGAGCCTCCGCGTTTCCTGCCGAGGCGTAGCCGCGCAGGTTCACGTCAGCGTCGACGGAACGGAGATAGCGCAGAGCACAATCACCAACTCCACCAACGACTTCACCATCGACGCCAACGGAACGCTAACCCCCGGAGCGCACACCATCAGCATCTACGCCGAGAATACCACATACGGAATCAGCACCTCGCCAATCACAACGAGCTTCATCAAGAAAGGCCTCGGCACCCCCAGCATTTGCATCGGAGCAAAGGCCGACAAGCAGGTGACCCTTTACGACACAGCCAGCATTCCGTACTTCCTTTATTACCCGAATTCCGGAGGCCAGCAGGTAACCGTCAACTTCGAGGTGCGCGACACCAGCGGCCTCAAGCTGGCCGACCTCACATCGCAGACCGTCACCCTCAAGGCCGACGGAACCTCCGGAATGCAGGAGCTACGACTGACCGCCGCCGACAATAACTACCTCACCCTCGGCACGATCGTGGCCGCAATCAAGGTAGCCAGCACCACCACGACTCACACGCTGACCGTCCTCGATGCAGGCGTGACGCTGGAGCCAGCGACCGAGTGCAAAATATACCTATCCGCAGCAGGCCGAACCAACGCCGACGCAGATGCTGAAGACTGGCACAGCACATACAACGGCCAGCGCACCTGCTCCGTGAAGCGAAGCGACAACTTCAAACTCGTCGGGAATAACGGCTTCGGGAATAACGCATTTTTAATCAAGGCCGGAAAGAGCATCACCCTCGACGGCTTCTACCCATTCGGCGCTGACTTTGGAGTGAACGCCACAAACGCAGCAGCCCGAACCGGGCGCACCTTTGAGTTTGAGCTGCGCGCCCTCAACTGCACCAACACCGACACCAAGATCATCGACGCAATGGCCGACGGAATCGGCTTTGCAATTTACGCAAACCGCATCGAACTGTGCAGCGACGCCGGAGGAAAGGTGGAAACAATCTACACCGACGAGCAGAAAATCCGCGTCGGGTTCTGCATCGACGGAACCACGACCCACTGCCGCAACGTCCTCCTTTCCGGCGTAGAGGAGAGCGACGCCAACATTGCCTTCGTCTACCTCAACGGAGTGATTGTGCGAATGATGGATTACAAGACCTCGGTATGGCAGCAGCACACCCCGAAGAAAATCACCATCGGAAGCCCCGACTGCGACGTAGAGCTCTACACCGTCCGCATTTACGACAAGAGCCTCAACTACCAGCAAATGCTCGGCAACTTCGCCTACGACACCCCCGACCTCACCGAGAAGATAGCCATCGCCAAGCGCAACAACATCCTCGACTCCACCAATGCCGTCGACTTCGCCAAGACGGTGGCCGCGCTTCCCGACACGCCCTACAAGATATGGGAGATAGCCAAGATGCCGACCGGAAAGAAAGACTGGCAGAAAGCCACGACCGAGTTTGTCAACCCGGCATGGGAAGCCAACCCCGGAAGCGCGCCAGCCGCCCTTGCATCATTCACCTGCGAGAACCACGACATCGCCCTCGACGGCACCAGCTCGCTGAGCTACCCCGACCCATACAAGAACTGGGCTGACAAGTACAACGGAACATGGAGCGTCACGATAGACGGCGTCAAGATAACCATAACCGGCTACTCCATCACCAGCGGCGTACAGATGAAAGCAAAGGAATTCGTCGACAAGGTCAACTTTGCCTCCAGCGAGGGAATCTTCAACATTCTCGCCGCCAACGCCTACCAAAATATTCTGCTCGGAACCGCCCAGCAATACCCGGAACTACTGACCACACAGCAGGCAGCACAGCAGGCAGCAGGAAAGCCCGTGACATACCGCCAGTCGCTCTCCGGCTTCCCGATCATCGGCTGGCTCCGCAGCTTCACCGCAGGAGTGGCCAGCGTCCGGTTCCTTTCCATTTACAACTTCGTCAACAACAAATACGACCCTTATTATTTCGGCTTCGACAACAGCGGCGACAACCAGCTGTGGGAAGTCGAGGATAACGTCAACTTCTTCAGCGAGGAAATCCCCGAGGGCAAATGGCAGAACGGCAAGTGGAACGACAAGGCCACCACGCTCTACTACGCACGAGTGCCAAAGAAAAGCCCGGTCACAGATGACGACTTCGGAGTGGCGCTGAACGCTGAGGGAACCACGCAGGCCAACACCGAATCCAAATGGCTCCGCCGCTTCCACAACTGGGTATATTCCTGCAACCCGAACATCGCCGAGCGATACCGCCTCGTCAACGGAAGCTACAAGCAACTGACGCGATCGGTGACATACGGCGACACGGTCTACACGCACGACACCCCTGCCTACCGCCTCGCCAAGTTCAACGCCGAACACGCCCAATACCTCAACAAGAGCAGCGCCCTTTTTTACTTCATCTTCTTCAACTGGATACTGGGCGTCGACTCGATGGACAAAAACATGACGATAGGCTTTGAGGGAGTCACTACAACCAACGCACCCAAGGCATTCTTTGTGCAGCGCGACTCCGACACCGCCGGAAGATACGGCAACCGAGGTACGCTGATATTTCAAGTCTTCCACGAATGGGGTGACAGCTACAACGAGAGCACAGGCGAAACCGGAACCATCATCGGCGAGGAATACAATGCCGAAACTCAGACCTTCACCGTCAAGACAACCGCAGGCTCCCCGATTTTCAACGGTCGCCTCTCCGGCCTTTGGGATTGCGTGGCGCAGGCATGGCCGGAAGACATCAAGGCCATGTACCAAGCCATGCGCTCCAACGGCCTCAACGAGCAGGCGATGTGGGCTCTTTATAATTCATTTTGGAGCCAGTGGTGCGAGGCGCTCTACAACACCGACGGCATGGGCTACGCGAATACCGGACGCTTCGACATGGCGCACGGCGACAAGCGCGAGGTGATGCGCCACTTCTTCAAATACCGCCAGCGTTACTGGGATAGCAAGTGCGGAGCCAACACCTCCGGCTCGCTGGAGCTTCGACTTTGGGGCAACGGCAACGGAGTCGCCCTCCGACACAGCGCCCCGATTTACGCATCGCTCAACTGGGGTGCCGGAGGCATTCAGACCGTCCGAAGCATCAAGCCCGGAGAGCCTGCATACTTCGAGAGCAACGGCGCGACCTTCAACGAAACCACCTTCACAGTTTACGACGCAGACCTGCTGACCGAAATCAGCACCTACACAGAACTGCCCGACGGCACCAAGGTGGAGAGCGGCCTGCAAGACATCGCCACGAGCCTCGACGCAACCGGCCTCGAATATTGCAAACGCCTCGAAAAGCTGATCCTCGATTTTAGCGGCAAGGCTCCCAACACAAACCTCTCCAGCCGCGTGACCAACATCGGCAACAGCATCGCCCTCAAGAAACTGGTGGTGCGCAACTGCCCGAATGTGACCGGAGCCTTCAATCTCCAGTCCGAGAAGATAGAGGAAATCGACCTGCGCGACACCGGAACCACCGCCGTGACCGTACCGCAGACCGATGCGCTGACCAGCATCCAGCTGGGCAAGAGCATCCGCACAATTTCATACAAAGACTTCCCGAATCTCGAAACGCTGACCCTGCAGGGCTTTAGCCAGCTGACCGGCGTCGAGATTGAGAACTGCCCGAAGCTCGACACCCGAACCCTCATCGAAGACATCCTCTCCGCAGAAGACAACATTCTGCGAAACGCGAAGCTCCGAGGCGTAGACTGGCAGAACTTCGCCGTGACCTACCTCGAGATGCTGGCTGACATGAAAGCCGACATAACCGGCCACATTCAGCTCCAGCGAACCGCCATCGTGAATTTTGACCTCAAGAGGAAACTGCTGGAGGCATGGGGCAATGTCGACGACGAGAACAACCCCCTCTACATCGAATACACCAAGCGCGAGCTGACAACCGTCACCATTGGTGGCGACCGCTATATCGACGAGATTACACCGGAAGACGACCCCGAGAAATACAAACTGACAGTGGCTCCGGCAATACCAAATGCCAACAACTTCACGAAAATCCGCTGGACAATCGCCGCAAACAACTACGCCACCATTAACGAGGTGACCGGCGTCCTCACCGTTACAGCCATCGGCACGGAAGACCGCGCACCCAAGGCAAAGGTCACGGTGGAAATCACACTGAGCGACGGAAGCAAAATGACCGAGGAAACAACCATCGGCTTCTACAAGAGAAGCTGCCACCTCGGCGATTACGTCTTTGCAGACGGAACTTTTAGCGACCTGCTCGACAGCGGCAAGACCCCGGTCGGCGTTTGCTTCTACATCAACCCCAACGACAAGACCCAGCGCTTATGCGTAGCGCTGGCCAACCTGCCATCATACCAGTGGGGTCTTTATCCAGCCAGCGATAACAACGGCTTCACCGGAATCGAACTCCAAGACACGCCCGGGTATTCAGTCTTTAACATCCCGACGATGATCGACAAGGGAACCCGAGGCTTAACGACCGATTACATCACGCCCGAAACCTACCGCGACGAAACAACCTCCGGCGACCCCGACGGTTTCAAAATCCTCGGAACTGGAACCGCAGTCGGAGAGATAGGCTTCGAAGCGATAACGACAAAGCTCGGACAATACCCGGAGGGAACGAAACTCCCCTACGGTCTTATAAACACGCTCCGCATCATCGCCCACCGAAACACAATCCTCTCCGACAGCGCAGTCAACCTCCAGCAGCCACAGCAGATAGGAACCACCAGCCTCTACCAGCACCTGCTCCAGTTGATGAGCGACGTCGTGACCGACAACGGAGGACTCGCGAAATACCGCCAGTTCTACTACCCAGCGGCCAGCCTTTGCAACTGCTACGAACCCGGAGTCAAGGCAGGCGAAACGCTCGCCGACAAGTTCAAAGCCGGGAAGTGGTTCCTGCCGAGCGAGGGTGAGCTGGCACGCATCTACTGGTACCACCGCCAAGGCTACACCGTAGGAGCGACCGACGCCATCTTTGCACAAGCAGTGGCCGACGGCAGAATGACCGCCATGTCAAATACATGGTATTGGTCTTCCACCGAGAACTCGCAGAGCAGCGCATGGCTCGTCGGCTTCTCGAATGGCAACACGTACGGCAGCTACGGCAAGTTCTACTCCACCGCCGTCCGGGCGGTGGCCGCATTCTAAATTTTTACCCCTCGCTCTTTTTAGAGCGAGGGTCGCCAGCAAAACCAATCTCATAAAACAGCAACCACACAAAACCCAACCCGAAAGATGAAACCGGCACAAGCTCCAATTTACAGAGCAATCGAAAGACTGCTGCAATGGGCAATCCCCATCACGGAGCGACTCCCGAAATCGCTGCCTTTTCAAACCCTCGGAGGCGAGATGATACGCGACATCAAGCTATGCCTTGATGCCACAATCATGGCCATGCAGGCCTCCGACGCGACAACACGCTTGCAGTGCATCAACGTCATCATCGCCCGAATGACAACCGTCAAGACGACGATGCGACAATTTGCGCAGGCACGGGTTAAAGACACCCCGGTCGTTTCCTACAAGCAGGAAGCCGCATTTTTAGATTTGATTAACCCGATTGCCACGCAGGCCGGAGCATGGCGAAACAAAACGGCGCAGCAGATAAGCGGCCACGTTTAAGGATATGGACGCTTTGAATTTTCTTTTATCTAATGGGCGCAGCACTGAAATCCCGGAGCTGGACAAAGGCATCGAGGTTTTAGTTAGAACAGCAGACTGCGCATCACCGTCTTCCACCGAGAACTCGCAGAACAACGCATGGAACGTCAACTTCTCGAATGGCAACACGAACAACAACAACAAGTACAACTCCAACGCCGTCCGGGCGGTGGCCGCATTAGGTGAAGAAATCAAAGAAGGATGGGTGGCAGCATTCCACGACTGCTGCCGAAACAAAAAGTCGAGCCACAACTGCAACGAATACCGCGCCGCAGATTGGGAGCTCGACTTGTGGCTGCTGGTTTATGAGATTTATTTTTTACACAACTACACACCGAAGACCAGCGTCTGCTTCATAGTCACAAGGCCGACGCTCCGCGAAATTTTCGCCGCATATTTCCGCGACAGAATCGTCCAGCACTGGATTTGCATGAGGCTGGAGCCTCTGTTCGATAAGCGCTTCAAGAGCCAAGGCGACGTGAGCCACAACTGCCGAAAGGGCTACGGCACACGCTCCGCAGTTGACGCGCTGGAGCGCGACATCAAGGAGGTCAGCCAAACCTACACCCGGGAGGCATGGGTGGCCAAGATTGACATCCAGTCATTCTTTATGAGCATCGACACCCGGATCCTTTGGCAGAACCTCGAGCAGTTCATCAAGGAGGAGTACAAAGGCGACGACATCGACATTCTCCTTTATTTGACAGAGGTCACCGTGAAGCACCGGCCACAGAACGACTGCATCCGGCAAAGCCCCGGCGAACTTTGGGAAATGCTCGCGCCCCACAAATCGCTGTTCAATCGCCCGGAGGGAATCGGCATAGCTATCGGCAACATCACCAGCCAGCAGGAGGCGAATTTTCACATGAGCTTCTACGTCGAGGAGATAAAGCCGATAGCAGAGGAAGCAGGCGCAAAGATTGAGCAGTTCGTCGATGACGTGCCATGCGTAGCACCGACCAAGGAGGCCTGCCTCAAGTTCCGAAAGGAGAGCGAGCGCATCCTGCGCGAGAAGCTCAACCTCAAGATGCACCCCAACAAATTCTACCTCCAGCCGGTCAAGAAAGGCGTCAAGTTCGTCGGCCAAGTCATCATGCCGGGAAGACGCTACATCAGCAACCGCACGCTTGGGAATTTCGTTAACCAGCTACGCAGAACCGAGCGCCTCTGCCAGCGAATCCTCGACGGCAAGATAACAACCGACACCCTCGACCAACTCCGACACGACGTTTGCAGCATCAACAGCTATCTCGGCTTCATGGTGCACACCGCCAGCTACCGAATGCGCGCCAAGATTTTCAAAAGAGAATGCCGCGCATTTTGGAAGATTTGCTACACCCGGCAATTCGCGGTCTGCAAAGTAAAAGTGAAATACGACATTAAGCAATTTTTAATCAACCAAGAGATACAGAACTATGGTATGGATTTACACCGCGACCGAGCCGCAGCCGGTCGAAAGAAAGACGCACCTCGGCATGAGGCAGCGCACCGTGAACTACAACATCGTGCCCCTCGGCGAAAACGACCCAAGCGGTTACAAGTTCCGATACAAAGCAGTGACGCTTGAGCCGGGAGTTTGGCATTACGACGCCATCGTCTCGGCGCTGGTTTCAGCCGAGTACCCACGCGACAAGATGGACGCCATCGTCAACAATTACCTCGCAGACCCGACCAATGACAACGCAGTCGAGGAGATGCTGGAGATGCAGAACTGGCGCAAGGCCGCGAAGCAGACCGCCAAGGAGCTGCTGGCCATAGACCCCGAAACGCCCGGCGTTCAAAACTATCCTCCCGGAGAGAACGACGCGATCGGCGACGAGGCCTAAATTTGCAGAAACCCAATCAAAACCACAACACCACAATGGAACACCCGATTTTTAACGGCATTGGCCTGCTGCTCGCCCAAGTCTGCATCGCCGCCTTTATCGTTTTCATAGCGATGGCGGTCGACCTTGCCAGTGGCCTATACAAAGCCAAACTCCGAGGCGAGGTACACAGTAGCTGGGGCTTGAAACGCAGCGTTCAGAAGTTCATCCTTTACGAAGGAGCCATCCTCATAGCAGGAGGCATCGACGTGCTGGTATTGACCTGTCGAGTTACGGCGCTCATCGGCCTCGATCTTTTGAACGGCATCGCGTTCTTCACCGGCTTAATCGCAATCCTGCTATGCATCGTCGAGATTTGGAGCCTGCGAGAAAAGGCCGACGAGAAGACGCGCAAAGACCTCAACCGAGCTGGAGAGCTAATCGAAAGCCTCGTGGACAAAAAGCAATTCGCAGACGCGATCGCCAAAGCATTTGCAGAATCACTCAAGCACCACGACGAACCTGAACCGGCACCAGCACCACAAGAGTAACAACCTACCAACCCAAACAACATCATGATACAGAAAGTTTGCAACGACAAGACCGGCAGCGACAAAAAGCTCCACGCGCTGGTCACATTCGCAATCGGAGCCGTTCTCGCCGGGCTCCTTTCGGTTTTCAAATTCCCGACACCAGCCCTGCCAGCAGCCATCACATTCGTGGTCGCCATCGCAATAGGCATCGCCAAGGAGTGCCACGACCGGAAGCAGAAAGGGAATCACTTCTGCATTTGGGATTTGCTGGCTGACGCCATCGGAGCGGTTGCCGCAGCCCTGCTGGCACTCCTCGCCAATTACTACACATGGCACGACGCCTACGGAAACATCATCAGCTAACACAGACACACCATGATCATCTTAATTGACAACGGCCACGGCTTCGACACAGCCGGAAAGTGCAGCCCCGACAGTAAGCACAAAGAATGGGCATGGGCACGAGAGGTCGCAATCATGCTGCAGGAGGAGCTCGCCAAGCGAGGTCACGACGCACGCCTCATCGTCCCCGAAAAGAACGACATCGGGCTGACCGAGCGCGCCCGGAGAGTCAACGTAATCTGCGCCGCCCACGGCAAGCAGAACTGCCTCATCATTTCGCTCCACAACAACGCCGCCGGAGCCGACGGCAAGTGGCACGACGCGCGAGGCTGGTGCGCTTTCACATCGCGAGGACAGACGCAGGCCGACGTGCTGGCCGGGCACCTCTACGATGCCGCCAAGGTAGCCCTCAAGGACTACATCGACAACTTCTCCAGCCCCAGCCGGAAGCAGCGACCCATCAGAACCGACTACACCGACGGCGACCCCGACCTCGAGGCCGGATTTGCAATCTTGGTGAAGACCGGATGCCCGGCGGTTTTGACTGAGAACATGTTCCAAGACAACCACGAAGACGTAGCCTACCTCGCCAGCGCCGAGGGCAAACGAGCCATCGTCAAACTCCACGCCGACGGCATCGAGGCATACATCAACGGCAAACGCAGGACGACATGAGAAGCGACACCCTCCGACGCATAGGCAGCTGGGTGAAACTCCTGCTGGTGATAGCCGCCTGCCTCCTTTTTGCATACTTCATCAGAAGAAGCCCGGAACCGCCCGGAGAGCGACCACCCGAAGTGACGGTCAAGAGCGACACCATCACGATCCGCGACACCATCTACGTGCCGACGCCCCAGCTGGAAAGCACCAAGAGCCTCAGCTTCACGCCGGTCACGCTCCCGATATGGATACCGCCGACAGACGACAAACCCAACAACCACCGACCGGAATCCGACGAGCCGACAACCGAGGTCGACGAAGCAGCCGAAACGGAACCTCCCGACAGCGCGACCGTCAGCATTCTGATAGAGCAGAGGCACTACACCGGCGACGACTACGAAGCATGGGTGTCCGGCTGGAACCCGAGCCTCGACAGCCTCCGGATTTACCGACCGACCCAGCAGATAACAACTACCACCCAAGTCACGCGATGGAAGACAAAACGCTGGGGATTGAGCATCGGAGCAGGAATAGTGGCCAGCCACAAGGGAGGAATCCAGCCCGGAATTTTTATAGGGGCAAGCTACACGTTTTTAGCTTTTTAATTTTGATAAGTCCAACAAAAGCCCTATCTTTGCATTGTTGTTGTGGGTAGCCAGCCAAGCTGGTACCCCGGGAGCGCCGGTCACTGCTTTCGACCGGCGCTTTTTTCATGCCCAGCCCCAAATGCTAAACTATGCTAAAATCGCCGTAACACCCTGAAATAGTGCGTTTTATTTTCAAATATCTTTGGTGGTTTCGGAAAAATTGATTAACTTTGAAGTACAGAAAACAACCCCAAAAGACCCACAACAATGAAAGCAAACAACACCTGCAACGTTTACGCCAACGAAGAAACCCTCCGCCTTGAGAACATAGGAGGCGGTTCTTTCCAAATGTTCAACGACAAGACTGGCAACGGTTACACCTGCATGAAGACCGACAACGGCTGGGAGATTGTAAGGCTCAAAAGAGTGAGAGTCGGCTACGGAAACGGCGAGGGCTACGCATGGCACGCCAACGGAATCAACCCCGACCGCCACACCTTCGCAAAGGGCGGCGAAGCAATAGAATACATCAACAACAACCTCTAAACAACCAAATACCCACAACAACATGAAAGCAATAAACACCCCCACAAG